AAAGTGTTCCAAATGATGTCAAAGAACTCATTGCAACACTTGAAACATTCGACATGACAAAACGAGCTGAGATGATGAACAAGCCAGAACTATCAGTTGAAGTTGAAAATATGTACAACAAGTATATGGCAATGAGAATCGCATACCGAACAAACCGCTCAATTGTGACTATTTTGGATAAGGTGCAAGCACCAATTGTTAATCTTTATCAACGTGCTTGTAGTTTACATGGTGCATCTTTGAAGAACCGAATTGAACCTGTTGTACTTATGTTAACTGGAGGTTCTGGTGTTGGAAAATCATCAATCTTGTATCACATTGGTTCAGCAGTTTTAGCCCATGCAAAGAAAATTACTCCTGAGATGACGAATGCTCAAATTCAGGAGGCAATTGATAACTGTTTGTATGCACGTATGCATGAGCAAGATTACTGGGATAGATATCAGGATCAGGCAGTAACTTTGATTGATGATTTTGGACAAGTTCGAGACACAACATCAAACCCAAATATTGAATTCATGGAATTGATCCGCATGAGTAACCCTTTTCCATATCCACTTCATATGGCCGATATCGAATCAAAGAAGACAGCAACTTTTACTTCAAAGTGTGTTGTAGCTACAACCAATTTGAGTATGTTGAAACCAACATCACTCGTTTCACAAGAAGCCGTTTGCCGAAGAGTTGATATGCCATATAGTGTTTCATTGAAGGCAGAATTTGCAGATCAGTTTGGACGATTGCGCTCAGAATTCAAACAAGGCACCATCAATGTTAATATTTATGAATTTCGAACATGGAATCCCATGACAGGTCAGATTGGTGAAGAAGTTATTGATTTTCAGGAATTGATGCGCAAATTATTGGCTCGCTTGCAAGAAAAGAAAGAGAAATACACCAAGCAAAAACAAGGCCTGGCAGATTTTGCAAGACAAATGATGGCAGAAGCAGCTCATGTTGAAGGATGGTTCAATTGGCCCACTACAATTCGTGAGGTTTATCCTGTTTACACTCATGAAGTTTGTGATAAAATGGAGGAACGATACGTTTCTACGGTTTATCAGAATCCAGAAATGAATGAATATGATGAAATGTGGGCAGCTTTCCGTCAAGACTATAACTTTGATGAAACCATGAAATTGTTTGTTGAACATACATCAGGAATGCAATATATGGATGAAAAATTGACTTGTTACGAAATTTGCTCGTCGGTTTATACTTGGTTCGAAGAACAAGAAAAGAAATACCATGTTTTCGATAGCGTAATAATTATGCTTAGTTTGTTTTTACTTGGAACATCAGTTTACAACTTGTACAAGTCAGTTACAACTGAAGATGAATCATGGGAGTTCGAATCAGGAAAATCACGTCAAAATAAAGGCCAAGTGAAGATTGAGTCTGGAAAATCTCGTTTGAACAAAGGACAAGTGACGATTGAATCTGGAAAATCACGACAAATGAAAGGACATCCACACATTGAATCTGGAAAAACACGAATCTCAAAAGCTCAGATGAAATTGGAATATGGACCTCAAGAAATTGATATGACAGTTGAAGGATGGTTTTCTAATGACTTGACAGCAACTCGCATAAGATGGAACAGTCTCCTAATCAAGGCTATGAACCATGCACAAGCAAGTGGAATGCAGGATGAAGAATATGTTGAATTTTTGCGTGACGCCATACCTTCATGGAGTGTATTCAAAACAATGTCTGAAGAAGAGATCAATAATATTGATATTACTAAACGAATGTTCTGTAATCAATATGAAGGATGGGTTTCCACAAATGCATCTGATCTCAATCTCAAATTACGCTCAAACATGGGAAAAATCTTATGGTTAAATGACCGTGATGAGATTATCAATGGTGCATCCCCTATTAGAATTTTCTTTCCAGTAGGACGCACCTTTATAATAAATGCTCATTATGTTCGTTTGATTGATCGCATGCAAGAAAAACAACCGTTGTTTAAAATCCGTGTTTGTTCATCTTTTTCAGATACTGGCATTGATTATTATTGGAAGGATTTGCAGCCACTTGTTAAAGATTATACTCGTGCAGGCCAAATGACAGATTTGTGTTGTATTCAATTGGATAAGAA